TAAACCTATAAGGGAGAAGAACTTTAAGAAAGTTCAAGCTACCCTACGTAAACTACTAGACATCATGACAAAGTATGACTGGCCTAAGCCTAGTGTGATTGCATTAGAACAGAGCCAAAGATTTGATGTACTAAAGGACATATTAAAAAAATATGAATCGGTGTAGAATCTTTTAAGGGGTAAGTTAAATGAACACGTTGGAATTTCTTCAACGAGTTCTACCAACAGAAGGATTCTATGTCACTACTGTTATCAACCAAGATGGTAACAAACAGGGATTCTATAAGACTGTTGAAGAACTCGCTAAAGTATCTGAAGCATTAGATAAAAGAAAAAATAATACCTATTTTGCTATATCAGCGTTTAGTGAGAAAGGTAACAGGCGACAAGATAATGTTAGAGCAACCAAAGTTGTAGCTCTAGATATAGATTGTGGTGAGGGTAAGCCGTTCCCTTCATGGAAGGAAGGGCTAGTCGCTCTAGGTAAATTCACTAACAGTCTTAAGTTACCTAAGCCTATGGTTATTTTTTCTGGTAATGGCTTACATGTCTATTGGGTTTTGACTAAAGAGTTAGAACCTATGGAGTGGAAACCATTAGCAACAGCTATGAAGTCAGCATGTATTGACAAAGAGTTTCATGTTGATGCTGGCTTAACAGCTAACAGTGCATTAGTACTAAGGGCAGTTGGCACTCATAATCCTAAGAATGGTAATGAAGTTAAGTTACTAATAGACGCTGACCCTGTTAACCCCGAAACACTTAAATTAAAGCTAGCAGATTACCTTAAGAGCCCTGGGGCGCCCGAACGTCACACATCTGGCAACACATTGCTAGATAATCTATCTATTAAACAAGAGTTTCCACCATCATTAGGTGCAGTAATCCAAGCTAAATGTAAGCAAATATCATGGGCTGCTAAAAATCAAACTGAAGTACCTGAACCATTATGGTATGACCTAATAGGTGTAGCTGCGTTCTGTACTGAGCCAGAGGAAACTGCAATAGCATGGAGCGAAGAACACCCTAATTATTCTAAAGCGTCTACCCTATCTAAACTAAAGCACTGGACTAACTCTGCCACTGGCCCTACTACATGTAGTAAATTTAATACCGATAGACCTAATGGATGCAGAGGTTGCAAATATAAAGATAAGATAGGTACACCCGCTAGACTCGGAGTTCAATATCAAGAAGTGGCTGTATCTACTGAGGCTATAGATAAGATATCATCTATTGTACCTATGCCTAAACCTTTCAAACGTACAGCAGATGGTATTAAAGCAACTATTGATGATACAGATATAGATGTATGTAAGTTTGACTTATACCCAATTGGGTATGGGATGGATGAATCACTAGGCTATGAGACAGTTAGGTACCATTGGAATAGACCTCATGCGGGGTGGCAAGAGTTATCATTAAGGCAAGCCTATCTAACAGATGGACACAGAGAATTTGGTACTGCTATAGCAGACCAAGGTATTGTACTTTACAGTAAGAAACAGACGGAGTATTTTCAGCTTATGTTACGCTCATATATGGATGAATTAAGACAGATACGTGCTATGACTAACCTTTATTCTACTATGGGTTGGAAGGAGAATAACTCGCAATTTGTACTAGGAGACCATATTCTTAAGAGGGAAAAGAATGGCACAGTATCTGAAGAATCAATTAGTCTAGCATCAACTTCTCAAAGATTAGGAACTGAGTTATATGGTACGTCAGGAGATATAGAATCATGGTCACAAGCGTCTCAAATACTTGAGAAAGCTGATATGCCATGGCATATGTTTGCATTAGGTGTGGGATTTTCAGCACCGCTATATGATTTCACAGGACTCAAAGGATTAACTGTATCTCTTTACGGGCCAACAGGCGGGGGTAAAACACTAGCCCAGTACTGGGTTCAATCTATATATGGAGACCCTGAGAAGTTACATTTTGCTGCTAAGTTTACACAGAACACGCTGTTCAGCAGACTAGGTATGTACTCTAATTTACCTATGACTGTGGATGAAGTAACTATGATGCAAGATAAAGAGGTGGGAGACTTCTGTTACTGGGTATCCCAAGGTAGAGATAAGGCTAGACTTAACCGTAATGCTGAAGAAAGAGACGCAAAAACTTGGGCTACTCCTGTTATAGTTTCCACAAATAAATCGCTACAATCGAAGCTCATAGCCTCCGGTCTGGACACTGATGCCCAAATGGCTAGGTTATTAGAGTTACCTGTACCATCCCACCCATTATTTACTAAGGACACAAATGCCGGACGTAAGATATATAACTTTGTCACATCACATTACGGGGTGGCCGGACGTATATTCCTCAACAAGTTGCTGAGTATGGGGCCAGATGGATGCAATGCGATAATCGCAGAGGCAACACAAGCCTTTAATGATAAGTATAAAGCTAAATTTGCAGGAGAAGAAAGGTACTGGGAGCAAGCTATAATACTAGCAGACTTAGGTTCTAAGTTAGCAAGTGAGTGGGGGTTGATAGACTATGATTATTCTAAGGGAACTGAATGGGTACTGAATGAGGTAGGTGCTATACGTAAGACTGTAGCAGAGAATAAGGTAGATTCCTTTGACCTAATATCTGAATACTTAAATGACTGTGCTAGCGTAGCTGTCACCGTCATGCATACAGCCGGACAGAAACCTGTAGTGGATTTTGCTAGACTGCCACGTGCTGATATACGTGTTAGGTTTGATGTATTCCGTAAGACTTCTGCTGACCCATTTGATAAAGGTACTATAATGTTAGACCGTACCCATTTTAGAAAGTGGTTATCAATGAAAGGATTTGATTACAAAGCATTTACACAAGAGCTATCTACCGAGAACGTAGTAGCCACACCTAAATCTCAGAAGTGTTATCTAGGTAAGGACACACCCATAAAACTAGGTCAATCATATGTAATAGGTGTTAATCTTAATCATCCTAGACTACAGGGTATATTAGATGAGGCTGATATTGTTGCTGAAGATTTGGCTTATGGTGAACTAACTGAAGTGAAGTAGTTACTTACCCCAGTCTTTTACTTTCATAGTTTTAATCTTACCGCCCGTGTATGCGTCATACTTAGCTGCGATTTGTACAGCCTTCCTAGCATCTGCGCCCATCTCCATAGCTGCCATTGCGTATGACGAACCCCAACCCAATGCATAGAAACCATCGGCCATTTCAACAGGGTATTTTTGGAAGAACCTATTTATAGTATAGATAGTGTCTTTATTTTCTATGACTATACATTCAAAATCTTCATCTGATTGTACGTGACTGAGGTCAGGGGCATCTTCCATTCTTGCTCCACGTTCAAACCAATCTACGAATATAAGACCGGTGTAACTGTCACCGGCAGTTCCTATGATAGTTCCACTTATTGAATATAGTTTCTTGCACTCCGCTATCCGGCCATCACCATGAGTTTCTTGTGAGTCTGCTGCTATTACTCCATCTCTTAATGCTATAGTTGTCATACTTTATACATAAGGCAAACGTTGGTCTTTAATCTCCTCGATAGATATAGTATGCCTTTCCTGTTCCCCGTACTCCTTATGGTACACTATGGACTGCATATTTCTTTTGGCACGATACCCTGATTTATGATTCCAAGCATCTCTAGCTGCAAGAGTATTGAAAGATTCAACATTACACCCTCTAAATTCTAGCATTTTCTTGTGGTGTATATGTCCTGTAAACCAGTTCCTAAACTGAGTTCTCCCCCATGCCTCTGGCATATCATGTGCCATAATTTCACCTAGAGCTTCCATCTTTATAGTATCTCCATGAGTAGAGCCAAATAAGTTCTTACCAAACTCATAGTACCAGTAGTGGTTGGGAGATATATCAATGTCAACACGTTTCTCTTTATGGTAATAGGCATCTAATATCATTGATAACATCTGAGAAAGTATCTCATCATGATTGCCCATATCATTACGTACTATAACCTTCTCATGTTTGGCTAGGGCTAGGTCAATCTTGTAACGAATAGACTCAGTACCAACCCTAACAACTTTATGTAACCTACCATCTACATCTAGAACTGCACCAGATTTAGCTGTCCTATTTTGTTGGTTATCAGAGTGAAAGAAATCACCTACATTTAATATTATAGCTAACTTAGTGTCAGGTGAAGCCTGTGATATTTTCTCGTTAGCTACTTGGTTGTTCTGCATAGCTATTTTTAAATCATAGTCTTCACCTACTTCTTCACCCCATGCATGTAGTCCAAAGTGTGGGTCACCCATTGGGTATAGAGTTAAGCAGTCTTTGTTTTTACATTTAGGTTTTCGTATAGGTTTAGCTTTACCTTTTACTGAATCTGCTAATGATTGTGTAAATTCTTTAGCTATCTCTGCTTGCTGTTCTCTATCAACTTTTGTGCGTACCCACTGCATCACCTGACCTTTTTCCTCATGGTGCAACGTGGTCGTACCTATTACAGAGAATCCATCGGGGGCGGTGTGTATCATATTATGTTCTGGAGCATAGCCTTGTATTGCTGCGTTTGCTTTAACACATTTGATTGCACGTTGGATAGCAGCTCTAGAAACCCCCGTTTCTTGGGCAGCTCTAGTTATGCTACCGTATTTAATTACAGCATCTATATGTCCAGCTTGGATTTCAGTTGCGTACTTTAGTAGCGTAGGGTCTATATCGACTGGAGGCTGAGAGGGCATAAAGAATACTCAATAAATTCAATAGGTAAGTTAATATAACTTGAAAATGCCATCTCATCAAGTACTCCCTTCGATTCTCTCCACTCTGGTAACATCAATACTCTGATACTATCAGACCGTTCTAATAAGTCGTGGTTAACTTCCTTCCAAAATTTAAAATCTTTACGCATGTTATAGCGTTCAGCCAAATGATGGTTGTTTACGATTGGGCTTATAACACACTCACCCTTGAACAAACATTCGGCAACGTATTGCTCAACGGTGAGATACCTGTGTTCCATAACTTCTGGGTCGTCATGGAGATAAGGTGATGCTATGAAAATCATAGCTAAAAAGTTAGGCTGCGCCTACTAGTACACCTACAGCAAACCAAATTACCCACCAAGCAACTGGTGGTATTAAGCCTAACCATTCTTTTAATTGATCCATTTATTATTCCTCATGTTAAACGAACGTCACTATCAGTTTCTATCCAAACTTTAGCACCACAAGACAACGGCTTGTCAGGTCTGTATAGAACCTTAGATTCTCCTAGAATTTCTACTTGATTACAATACCTATTATCTTTATAGGTCTTGACTGTTATGACTGGTCTATTCCCATTATCCTTACCATTAGCCCTTATATTGTGCTGATTGACATGAATTCTCTTTTTCATAATTACTCCTCACCATATGCATGGTGCTACTCTACATATACCTGCTGAACCATACCTTATTTCAGCTGCCTTTACAAGCGTGTCATTTTTGTCTAAACGTGTTGGCTTGCATACAGGACGGATATAAGCAATACCCTTATCTTTAAAGGTATACACTAACAGGTTATTAAATTCTTTTTCGGACTTGAACTGGGCGCACTCAACACCATTAGTAAATTCGTATGGGGTATGCTGTATATCTATACGATCACTATTCTGGAAGTATATAAATAAAATTAGTATCCACTTTATTGTCATTTAGAACAACCATATTAAGAACAACGTTGCTAAGATAGCATATAAATATACAGAATAACTAAGCCAATTCTTACTTATAAAACCGCTTACATCTTCTAGTAAGTACAATATATCCCACCATAATTCTTTTAATTTCTCTTTAATATTTATATTTTTCAACTTTACCGCCTGACTTATAGTTTCTCTTTGGAGTATTAACTACCTTGCACCCGAACTTTTTAGCGTGAGCTTGAGCAGCTTTTCTCCCTTCTTTAGTATATGGGAACTGTTTCTGTTTTCCATCTGGGCATAATACTGTTGGCATAAAACCTCCTATGTATCTATTCCTATCATCTTAGCTATATTCTGAGCGTTCTTTCTATAATCTTTAGGTACTGTTTTAGCATATCTCTTAGCAGCAGGCAATTTCAGTTGCTTGAAAGATCTACTAACACTATCCATAAAACCATGTATCTTATCTTTTCTATCTACATTCCTATTAAAATCTTTTACCCTTTCCTTTACAGCTCTCAATCCTTCCGGGTCTTTGTTTAGTTTAGCTTTAACAGCTTGCTGTACAAATTCTGTCTTTATAGCTTTCATAAAATTAACATGATACTTAGATAATCTAATAGCATCATTTTGTTGAGTCTGCCTATGCGGTAAGAAGCCTACCATTCTACCTAACATTTCTTTAACTGTCGGATCTTTTACCATAACTTTATACTGACTATTAGTTATATACCCACTATCATGGTATGTCCAAGCGTCAAACATATTCCTTACACCAGATATTGGGTTACTTCTTGCAACATCAATAAAATTAGTTGGTCTTCCTAAAGCAAGTCTACCTACATTCTGAGTTAGCCCATACATGGTAGCAACTGTAGCATATGTATTAGCAAATACTGGGCCACTTACATCTTTAATACCTCTTAAGGTAGCAGTAGATGATTGACCTACTCTAAATATATCACTACCAGGAATTAAATTACCCATAGATAACCTAGAAGATATAGACCAATCAGTTAGCTGATCAATTCCTCCCTTCATAACAAACTGAGAAAGACCTAAACCTGGTGCCATATCCTCAATAATTTCTCTAGCAGCTAACTCTATATTACCTCTGGTAAACCCTGTCCTTGCGCCTATAGTATCAAATAAATCTATTAAGTCTTCACCGAATGGTAGTCCTTTTAGTCCGGCTAGTAAGAACAACATACCTAACATATATAGTCTACCACTTGGAGGTAAGTTTCTAACTAATTGAACAGTAATAATTTGGAATACTTTATATGTAAATAAGTATTGACCTATAGAATGTCTACCCCAAGCAGGTCTATTAGGTTGGGTATAATTACCTTGAGATTGGTTAACTGCAGTAACAGCATTTTGCTTTATATAATCTACAAGTTCTTCATTATCTGGATCAAACTTAGTTAATCCATCTGCAGCCATTTTTCTTTCTTTATATAAACGATATGCAGCTAAAGCTGTAGTACGTCTATTAAGTTTTTCAGTATATCCGAATACTGACATCCACACTTCTCCAGCTTTTTGTACTAGCTTAGGACCTGGCCCTCTCTTAGCTATACCCATATATGCTCTAGGTGTAGCAGCAGATAGGATACCTTGTATAGATTCTTCTAGTAAAAAATTAGCCTCATCATATGTAAGACCAAATTTAGTTTTAGACTTATCTCCCCAGTCGTTTACAATTTCTTGTAAACTATCAACATTACCCCACTTCCTATGCCCTACATCAGAAATAGCTGACATTATTTGATTAGCTGATTTAGCCATACCAAACCCTCCACCAAAACCTCGAGCTGAATTATATGTACCTAATGTTGGAACTGTATGTGTAAGCAAAGAGAATAAGTTAATTAAAGCTGTAGCTACATTACCACCTAATTGAGCTATAACAGCAAAGGATTTCATTGTTCTTCCTACATCACTTCTATTTAATGCGTTATCAATATTATGTTCCATATCATCAGAACTTGAGAACCAATCAAATATCTCTGCAGACTTATCTCTGTATCTAGCGCCTTCTCCTAGAGTTGGTATTTTATTTCCTTTATCATCTACAGTGAAAACACCCTTTCCTGGAGAAGCAGTATTATGAAACTGAAATCTATAGTGATGGTAAGCCTGTCTTGCATGATGATAGTTAGCATACTCTTGTTCAGATACAGGTTTATTAGCTGCGTCTAATTTTTCTATTTGATTACGTGCTGAATCATATACTGATTTTAATTGATTTAGTTTATCTATATTACCAAACCACAAATATGTTTTTTTCATAGTCCTAATAGTATTATGATAGTGCCTTGCTTTAGCAGCAATATGAGCATTAGTCATACTAGATTCGTATGCATTTCTAATTAAATCTTCATCCCAGCCAGGATTAAATTTCTTTTCTAAACCTTGACGTATAGCAGAACCTTCCTTAGACATATGAACAACAAGTCTTTCTCTCACACTTGGTGGAACATTTACACCTAAAGATGTGATAGCAGAAAACATTTTTGTTAATGGGATATCTACAAATGACTCATCAGATGATTCTTGTACATCTTCTATAACAGCATTAAATTCTACTTTACTTAAAAAGTCTATAATCTCTTGGTTTAAATCACTAACTTCTTTATCACTAACAGATTTCTGCATCTCTTCTTTAAATTCAGAAAGAAATTCATTTATATTTTCCGCATTCTGCTCTAAGAATTTTCTATCATTACTTTGCATATAAGGCATAGCTGCTTTAATACGTTCAGGTATTATAATATTTTTTCCGTTTATATCTTTACGAGGAATCCATGTATCGCCAGACATATGGCCTACTTCTACCCTCATTTTTAATCTACCTCTGCGTTTAGAAGCAATGTATGATCTTAAAGATGTATATAAGAAATCAGTATTCGCTAATTCTATACTATTCTGTAACCAAAGTTGTCCGGTTATAACATTTTCAATTTGATCAGCAAGTTTTTTAGCAGCCCTATCAATTTGTTTACTCCATTTATCAGCGGGATGAGGCGCAAAAACATGATTCCATTTAAGATTACCCCAGTTATCATGGAAGATAGAATCCTCAATTACTTTAATTTGCTCGTCAACAAATCCTTTATGTACTGGAGAATTACTAGATAAGGTTTGTACATGATCTAAATATGTAAAGCTATCTCTTAATGTTTCAAAGTCCCTTTCAAATCCAGCATACTCTTCATCTATACGCTCTTTTAATTCTTTGTTATTTGCAGGAGGTTTTTTACTCCATCTAGTATCTGGGCTTGTAACAATTTTAGTTGCCTGCTTTCGGAAATTCTTAAGTATAGTTGGGTATTGCTTAGGATCTTTTCTATATACCGCAAAAGCCTGTAGCACACTATTAGACTGGCCAGTGTGTAATGCTCTCATAAATGTACGAACTATAGGTTCAATCATTTGGTGTAAATATCTTACAGGTATCCCTTCGGATCCTTCTATACCTTTTATACTTTTACCTTTATTTAAAAATTCTAATGCATCTTGCTGGGCTTTCGGTAATTTAGCTTTATCCTCTGGCTTCATACCATTAAATACTTCAAGCATTTCTACATAGTTTTGGTTATTTTTTGAAAGATTTGAATAACTATCTGTTAAGTTTTCTATAAATTCAACAAACCCATCATATAAAGCTTCAGATTTTAAATCTGTTTGGCTACCTAATACTTTAAATAGCTCAGCTTTTCTATCAGCTATTTCTTCTTTAGTACCTAACATAGTTTGTTCTAGTACATGTACTTTACTTAAATCAATTATATCTCTAGCTTCATTAAATATTTCATATGGTCTATCTTCTACAGCTCCTAGGTCTAGATCTTTTCTTTCTTGCATCATCTTATCGTATTTTTCTTTATTATTTGCCTTTAAAAAATCTATAATTTCCTCAATACCTACACGTTTACCAAATAATGCATCAAGATATGCTTGATTTACTTCACCAGTATCTTGGTCAATAACCATATCAGACCCTGACTCTCTTTTTATTGATTCAATAAGTTTATATATTGGAGGTGCAACACCTTCAACATCTGAACTTAATCTTGAAGCTGCAATTTCCTGTGCTGCGTATAACATAAGACTAGCATGTTCTCCATCAGCTTTATCTTTTTTAGTCTGCGCTGGTGTAAGCACACCAAGGCTTTGCAAAGTATTTATTATAGGAGCTTTATCAACTAGAGCTTGCTGGATCATATTCTTAGCTTCAACGGTAAGATTCAAATATCTTTGAAGAAGTTCTGCACCCTCAGACTTCAATGCATGGTTATCCATTGTCTGACTAAATTCTTGTAGTTGTTTCCACCAACTTTTTAAAGAACGTCCTGACTTTCCAATGAACTCAGTTATTCCACCTATCCCCAAACTTTTAGCAGTCGCGTCAAAATTAAGTAAGGTATTAACTATACCCCCCCTCATTTGATCTGCAGTATCAGCATTAAGCCTGACGTTGCCTTCAATCCTCATGCGTTCCATGTTTCTTTCAATCTGCTCATTAGAAAAAACGCCTATACCGTCTAGTGTTGTACCTTCTCGTACATACCTACGCGCCATTCCGATAAGGTATCTGGATTCAGCACCGTTATCTAAGGTTATTCCTAAGGCATCTAAAGCCCGTAAGATCATATCCCATAGTCTTCTAATTATTGAACCATCAATAGCTGTAATTCGATCAGCTATAACTTCTTCTATGGTAATAAGCTTATTAACGTTATACCCTTTCTTTTGATACTCCGTTAACCTTTTATCCACTTCTCTACGTACACGATATTCTTTTTCATATATATCTGTTAAAGATTTACCTAACTTATCTGCTGCTAATATTGAGTGTAACCCAAAGTGACCTACTGCTTCATGAGCTATTACCATCTTAAGATGTTGGTCAGACTCAATCATATTAGTAACAACATACACAGTATCTCCGTGAGATATACCACGTACATAATATGGGTTAATCATATTC